GGTATTGAAGGGACTACTGCAGGAATAACAAGTGCTACAATCTCGTTAAAGTTTGTAACTGCTGCTACTGCACCGAGTCTCTCTAAAAGCCAAGTAGGTGCTCTACTTTGAATCTCAGCCTCTAGTGCCACGCCTGTGATGTACATAGAGTCTTCAATTGGAAGGTCGATAACGTACTCGCCAAGACTAACTCCCGCACTTGAGTATTTAACGGTGATGCTTCCAATCTCTTGAGAAGCCTGTGTGATTTCATATTCCATTATCCTAATCCTCCAAGTCTTGTGCCTGTTGCCAGCCACGTTATATTTGCATTACCTGATGTACAGGCTCCTCCAGCCCCACCTGCACCTACGGGGTATCCTGACCCAACTGTTCCTCCAGATGCCCCACCGGAGCCATAAACGCCTCCGGCACCGCCCGGACCACCTACAACACCTACACGGACAGAACCAGCTCCCGGTCCGGTTGATGTTCCTGCGCCCCCACCGGGTGAACCACCTGATGAACCTGAGTAAGACTGGCCTCCGCCGCCGCCTCCGCCGCTATCATAAAAGGTGGCTGGGTCTTTACCTCCAGAGCTCCACGTCCCGCCATTCCCGGCTCCACCACCCCCACCACCTCCACCTATAGTTCCATTATTTGTAATAGAGGTAGCTACCGTTACTTGTAGAGCAGGACCGCCGCCACCGCCGGGAAAACCTCCTCCATTAGTCTGCCCGTTGCCTCCATTGCCGCCCTTACCTGTAACTGAGCCGTTATTAATAAACTGCACACCGCCGGGGAAGGAACCTGAAATAACTAAAGCATAGGAGCCTGTAGAGCTTGAGTAAATCATTCCAGACACTAATGTTGCTATTAGTTTTGAGGTCTGGTTCCAACCTGCTGCAACTGCTTGTGTTCTTAGATTAACATTAGCTCCTGCTGTCATATTGAAAGTGAATTGGTTTGCCTTGCCGTAGAAGTTACTCATAGAAATAGCCCCGCTAGGTACTCCTGCGAGAGAACGCACCGCTGCGTCATTTAACGTAATAAGAGCTGAAGCTACATAGCCTAATTCTACGTTTATCTGGGACATCGTTATTGTCCCTGATGCTGGTAAAGTCATGTGTTCTCCTTAAGGTGTGCTGTACGCAGCCACATTTAGCAATGAAGTAAAATTACCCGATGAATCCATCGAAGCAATGACTGTTGCACCATATTTAAATAAAAGCTTAGTCCCAGATTGAACTACTGAAAAGTTATCAGTTGCTAAAGAAGCAGAAGTAGTTGCAGAGCTTGCAGTAGTAGCACTTGTAGCAGTAGCTGCATTACCTGAGATACTAATTCCCCAAGTGCCTGAAGCATTAACTCCAGTAGTACTAGGTGCTCCTACTGTATTGTAAGAGATCGTACTTGCAGTAGTTCCATTAAAAGTTACTGGACTTGCTGCGCCGCCTGAAGAACTGAATGTAACTGCTGCATTTGTCGGGACAGTTATATTTGCCCCTCCATTGAATGAAGTACCATTAATAGTTCTCGCAGTGGCTAGGGCTGTAGCTGTACCTGCGTTTCCTGTAATACTTCCTGTAATAGCAGAGCTAAATGTTTTAGTTCCTCCTATAGTCTGATCTCCTACTGTATAGACACCATTAGTAACTGAGGAGGAATTACCTGCAATGTTAATAGTATACACCTGACCTGTTACTAAGTCAACCCATGTGCTACCATTCCATTTACGCCAGTTATTATTCCCACTACTCCATCCTATGGAATTAACAGGGAGATTTGAAATTGTCGGATCACCGACAGGAGAAGTAGCGGGGTCTAAACCCCTTGCTAAGTCATCGTATCTGTAATCCATTTGACTTACAAAATCAATATATGCACTTGTTTGTGTAGGTAAATTATGATTAGCCATATTTAATATCCTCTAATTGACCAGCTTACCTTTGAAGTTTGCCGAGTCCCTGTTGTTGAATTGAACACATATACTCTCATTGATTGAGGATATGTTGTTACATTACCTGAAGTAGCCGCTTGAGCAGTCGCAACTACTGAATACTGATTAGAGCTTATCTTAGTTATAGTATACACACCACTAGAAGCTGTTCCAGTAGTAAATGCAAGTCTTACATTCTGCCCTGTTTCTAAGGAATGTCCTACTGCGTTAACCGTGCAAATCCCTGAAGTAATTGAATAAGTCCCAGTAACAACTGTATCAAATAAGTCATAAACTGCTGTCAACGCTGTAGTTCCAGAAGGAGTAAGTACCACACTCTGTACATCAATAATTTCCTTATTAAAATTAACAATACTTCCAAGAGTATCGGTGCTTAAGGCATTAATACTTCCTGCATCAGATACTTGCTTATTGTCTAAGCGTATAACTAAACTTCTAAGTAAGTAAAGAGAATGCAGAGTACCTGCAACTACCCTAATCGTTACTCTAATCTCTTGGAAATTAGTAGCGAATATAGCGTTAGCTCTTTGAGCTGTACTCCAAGCTCCTCCACTTAGTCTAGTTTCAATCTCTGCATAAATCTCAGGACTATCTGCAAGTATATCTCCTGTGTAGCTGACAGTAATACTGCTACTGGAAAGAACCTGACCATAGTCAAATACTTCCTGATATGAAGCCGTAGTAGTACTGGGTTGAGCGTAGATAGGATACCCAGCATCAATCTGCCCTTGAGGATTAACCCAAGAGTTTGTACTAAAATGATCAGCCCATGACTGCGTAGTATTAACCAGCATTAAAAGATTATCTGAGTTTACAACTTTTTCAGCATTAACCTTAGTTGCAGATAAAGAACTAATATATTCAGCATTAAATACGAAATCAGGAGGCTGAGATACAGTAGCAGCAACAGCAACTGGAATGGACTGACGCTCGTCTGTGTCGACTACAGCTACCCAGTAATTGTATTCGCCGCCAACTAATTCAAATACTGAAGTAAATGTACCGTCTTTTTCACCAATAACTTTATCAGCAGCTCCCCAAGTTGCACCACGTTTGATTAAAACATGTGAAACAGGTAAACTGGTGACAGCAGGTAATGCCCATTTTAAAAGTACGTTATTATCTACGATTTCAGTTGATAGACTTGTTACAGGAAGTGGAATGTATTTTGAAGCAGTAAGTAAAGCTGGAAGGCTTTGCCCATCCGTGTAATCGACTGTTACAACAGATAAGGTAGCATTACCAAGCCAATCAGCAGTTGTTGTATATTTAGTACTTAAAGTAGTAATGATTTCATCTGCAGCGCCCGGTCTAGATAGTGTAACTATGTATTGCTTGATAGCAAAGAATGTAGCTACAGTTTCATTCCAGCTAAATGTAACTGTTGAGTTTGTATTACTTGTAGTACCATAGCTATAACTCAAGTTAGCAGGGCTATTAGGTCTTGGAGTACTAAAGGGTTGGCTTGCACTAACTAAGCTATAGTTGCCACCTAAATCAAGAGCACGAATATAGAATACCCTTGCTTCACCTGTATTAGTTGGAGTACCTATGCAATTAGTACTATTTCCAAAGAATACCCTATTTGATGCAGTACCCCAATTAGCGTCCTCAGTTCTTACTTCATAAGTGTTAACATCAATCTCTGGATTAATACCCCATTTGAGATTTAGATTACCTGTTGTAAAATCAGGAGTTACTGTAAAACCTGTTACAGTGCTGGGTGGATTAGTCTTACCTACAATCGTATGGTTAACCCAATCTGTCCACAATCCTACTCTGCTTTCTGTACTGATATAACGAAGTCTAATCCTATAAATTCCACCTTCTGAAACATCAGGTACAGAGATAAGACCTTTCTCATATGACACTGTCGCTGACCTTTGATTTAAACCATCAGTAGCAGCAGCATAATCCCATTGAACTTCAACAAGGGAAGTCGTCTTAGGTAGCAGAGGAGCATTAACATAGGACACTGCTAGGTTATATTTAAACACACCCGGAGCAATTAACTCCATAACTGATTCATCACTTACTAACTTAGTAATAGTTGGAATCTTTTCTCCAAAGCTTTCCACTAGTAGTTTAGCAGGAAGAGTTATATTACCTTGAAAAACTGTATTAGAAGTTAGAGATAGGTAGTCATTAAAGATATTATAAACGTTATTAACTCCGTAGTCAACTAGAGTTAGTCTAGCTGCTTTGTTAGAGGTAGGTTCAATATTTAGTACGATTAAATCACTTGCTTCACTGTTAATTTCACCAAACATAAATAAGTCACCTGCATTTACCTCTGCTTCTGTAGTACTAACTGTTACACTAATCTGAGTATAGTAATCAGAAGTTCCTACTGCAGTGATTGTTCTTGTTACTGAAGAACCATTGGATGATCTTACTCTAAGGGTATAAGCCTTACCCACTTCTAGCGGTAATTCCTCGTCAAGTTCAAATGAAGTACTTGATAAGCGATTCTTAATACGACCACTTCCAATTCCCCACATTGGAACATCGTGCATTACCTTAACTCTATCTCCTCTATTACAGACAAGGTACTCAATATCTGCGTTCAGAGTATAAACCTCCGGTCTAAGTTTAGCTTGTGCAAAGTGCCATTTAGCATGATCAATTACGGATGAAAGTTTAGTAACACCGGGTAATTGAATACTTTCAAATAAGGCAGCATCACTTGCGCTCTTACCTGTATTATAAACAATAACTTCACTCTCTTGATAATCCTGCGCTTCATCGAAGTAATTCACCCTTAATCCATCAGGCATCTTAGGTAAGGCTTTTGTACTCTCAAAGTCCCAGCTATTATGAGGAGTAAAGTGCTGAATAATATTAGGCTTAGGTTCATCAATAATGACTGTCCATTTACCATCAACTAATGCAGGACTTGCTCTACCTGCTGCACAGATATCTCTAAGTACTTCCAAGATACTACGTTGAGTCGCTAGTACTGAGTTGTATTCAAATCCCTTTGTAGTGCAGTAATTAGACCAGTACTGTAATTGAACTAGGTCAAACTTTGTGCTAGGTGAAGTAATTCTTTGGGAATTGCCTGAATGCTCTAGAACGTATCTAAACAAAGCTGCTGGATTACTTGTACTTGCATCAACCCAAGCTGCACCATTCCATGCTTTGCAGTAAGTCTGCACGATAGCATTAATACCTGCAATACTTCCATTGAGTTGATCAGTGGCTTTAATTTTAAAGGCTGTCTTAGCTATCTTACTTCCAACAGGATCAACTGCAGGAGCAGCATTTCTTGAAAAGGCTACATTCTGAAGTACGCTAGTATGGTAATATCTATAAGTAGGATTATCCTCTGTATTATCTCCAGTCTCCCTACGTATACGCATGATTAAACCGTTATTAACAGGTAACTGCCCTGCTACAATTGAATAAGTTTTTGTAAATGTAAAGGCATCCTTCTTAGGTGCATCAGCTCCTAATGAGAAAGTATTCAGAAAGTACCAAGTTGAATTGTAGAATATTTCCACTCTGAAACTTGTAGGTGCTTTTTCGTTATTCCCTGAACCATCCCCTTTGACGACAATCCTGCGTAATCCGGAAGGAAAGTTAATGGCTACTGTGAAGCTATCTACAGTTTCTGTTGAAGCTGCTTCATACCAAGGGCCGGGAGTATTTGCTGCATAAGTTGTTATTTGTCTAGTACCAGCTTCTACCCATATGTATTCTCCTTCTCCCATAGACTGCTGCACCATATAAGGCTCAGTTGTTACCACTGGAGTGCCATCTGGATTCCCATCGCAGACTAGCTCAATATTTGTATATACTTGAGTGATATCCTTACTATAAATTGAATCAAATCTCTGCTGTTGAACGGCATCAAGTGCAATTTTTCTATTATCAGTCTGGATAGTGTAATTAGTGTAATTACTAAGAGGTATTTCACCAAT